CATCATCTATTACAAATCATAGAGCAGCAGTAAGAACTAAAGCAGCAGAAATGGAAACAGCTATTACAAATGCAAGTGATACTCCAGCGTTAGAGACTTTATACACATACACAGAACAAGAGGATGGATCAATTACTAGACCATTAGGTGAGCTTCCAGAATTGGAGTCTTAATGCCATTAATACTTGGAACTAACTCCATAAAAGATACAGGCTATGATGTTGCTAACTCATTAAGGTTTAATAGTGGCAGTGCTGATAGTTTGCAAATAACACCTAGTTCTGCAGGATCACTTTTAAAATGGACTTTTTCAACTTGGGTTAAAAGATCAAAACTTTCTGGTGGACAACAACTTTTAAGTGCTGGTCCAAGATCAGGAGGAACAGTTGAAGATCAATTATATATTTTAGATGGTGGAGAAATTAATTGGTATGATGGAACAAGTGCTACTCATGTAAGAAGATCATCAAATTTATTTAGAGATCCATCTGCTTGGTATCATTTTGTATTTGTTTGGGATACAGCAAATGGAACAGCAAATAATAGAGCAAGAATTTATGTTAATGGTTCTGAAATTACATATGGAACACAAACAACAATAAGTCAAAACGCTAATTCAAAAATTAATGGCACAGGACAGCATAGAATAGGTGCAATTGGTACTGTTTCTGGAGAAGAATTTAATGGTTATATATGTGAAACAGTTTTTGTAAATAATCAAGCACTAGCACCAACAGACTTTGGAGAATTTGATTCTGATAGTCCTACAATATGGAAACCTAAAGATGTATCTGGTTTAACTTTTGGCACAAATGGATTCTATTTAGAATTTAAACAATCTGGAACAAGTCAAAACAGTAGTGGTCTTGGTGCAGACACAAGTGGTCAAGATAATCATTTTGCAGTCAATAACCTTACAGCAATAGATCAATCTACTGATACTTGCACAAATAATTTTGCAACATTAAATCCTTTAGATGTTTATGCTTCAAAAACAGGAACATTATCAGAAGGTAATTTAAAATTAACAGTGACTACATCAAACTTACACACAGCAGTTGCAACAATAGCACCATCAAGTGGAAAATGGTATTGGGAAGTAGAACTAGATTCAACAGATGGCTCTAATCCTTCTAATTTAGGAATAACAGACTTATCAAGAGATGATAAATCTAATATGCCTAGTAAAAATGCTTGGGGATATGGTTATAATGCAAGTACAGGCGATAAACAAAATGGTGGAACTAACAGCTCTTATGGTGATAGCTATACATCTGGGGATATTCTTGGTTGCGCTATGGATTTAGATAATGGAGCAGTTTATTTTTCTAAAAATGGAACATTTCAAGCAAGTGGTGACCCAACCAGTGGTTCAAGTAAAACAAATGCAGCTTTTACTTGGACACCAGATAGTTCAATGAATTGGTGTCCTTACGTAGCAGATAACACAAGTGGTGTAGCATTTACTTGGCTTGTAAATTATGGCTCTCCATCATTTAGTATCTCATCAGGTAACACAGATGGTAATGGCTTTGGTAATTTTGAATATGCGGTGCCTTCAGGTTATTTTTCTTTATGCACCAAGAACCTAGCGGAGAGTGGATAATGGCTTTACATTCGTTACACTCATGCAAAGAAATTAAAAAAGGATTTTAATGGCTTATACAACAATAGATAACCCAGAACTTTATTTTCAGACAAAACTTTGGACTGGAAATGGTAGTACACAATCTATTACTTTAGATGGTTCTGAAAATATGCAACCTGATTGGGTTTGGATAAAAGATAGAGGTGCTACTGAAAAACATAGATTATTTGATAGTGTTAGAGGTGTTGGTAAAAATTTAGTTTCAAATAATAATGGAGCTGAAATAGATGCTGGAACTGGAACTGATGGTCAATTAAGAACTTTTGATACTGATGGTTTTAGTCTTGGTAGTGATGGTTCTGTTAATAGAAACACCGAAACTTTAGTGGGATGGTCTTGGAAAGCTGGAACATCATTTAGTAATGATGCAAGTTCAACAGGAGTTGGAACTATAGATAGCACAGGAAGTATATCAAGTGATTCTGGATTTTCTATAATTTCTTACACTGGTACAGGAAGTGCTGGTTCAGTAGCACATGGGTTAGGTGTAAAACCTGATTGGATTTTGTCTAAAGATAGATCAGCATCAGGAGATTGGAATGTATATCACGATAGTTTTGCTAATCAAGAAAGAGCAAAATTAAATACTACAGCTGCAAAGACTACAAACACTTCTATATATGCATCTTTACCTACATCATCAGTAATTAATGTTGGCACAGGTGGAAATATTAATACATCTGGTAATTCACATATTTTTTACTGTTTCCGAAATGTTAAAGGCTACTCAAAATTTGGAAGCTACACAGGAAATGGAAATGCTGATGGAATATTTGTTTATACAGGATTTAAACCAGCGTTTTTTCTTATTAAAAGAACTGATGCTGCTTATCAATGGTATATCCATGACAATAAAAGAAATACATTTAATGTAATGGATAAAGAATTATATCCAAGTACTGATGATGCAGAAGCAACTGTTTCTACAAAAGATTTTCTTTCTAATGGAGTAAAAATAAGAGGTTCTCAAGTTTCTCAAAATGCTTCTGGAGGCACATACATCTACGTGGCTTTCGCAGAATCACCATTCGTAAATTCAAAAGGTATTCCAACTAACGCAAGGTAAAATATTATGTTACAAAAAGTAAAATTTGCACCTGGATTTAATAAACAAGTTACCTCAACGGGTGGTGAGAGCCAATGGGTTAATGGTGACAATGTTCGTTTTAGATATGGCACACCTGAAAAAATAGGTGGTTGGTCACAATTAGGATCTGTTCAGATAACAGGTAGAGCTACAGCCATACACCACTTTGTAAATACATCAGGTATTAAATATGCAGTTCTTGGTACAAATAGAATATTGTACGCTTATTCTGGTGGTATATTTTATGACATACACCCTATTAAAGCTACAACAACATTAACAAGTGCATTCTCTACAACTAACGGATCAAAGGTTGTTACTTTAACTTTTGCATCTGCACATAATATAAACAAGTTTGATATTATATTATTAGATAATTTTACCTCTATTACTAACTCTGGTTTTGTATCTGGTGATTTCACTGATAATAAGTTTATGGTAACTTCAATACCTACAAGTACAACTCTTACAATAGAAATGGAATCTAACGAATCCGGATCTGGTGCAACAACATCAGGTGGTATTAGAGTACAACATTATTATCCTGTTGGACCTGCAGTTGAGGTTGCCTCTACAGGTTGGGGACTTGGATCATGGGGCGGACAACAAACAGGTCAGTTTACATCTACACTGTCTTCATCAATAAATACAAGTGTAACATCATTAAGTATGGCAAGCACAACATCCTTTCCATCATCAGGAACTGTTATTATTGGATCAGAATTAATTACTTATACAGGTAATAGTGGAGGAGAGGTGCAAATGGCACAACAGCTGCATCTCACTCATCAGGTGCAACAGTTACTGATGCATCAAACTTTTTTGCATGGAACGCTGCAGCATCAGGAGATATTGTTACAGCACCAGGGCTTTGGTCACTAGATAATTTTGGTAACAAATTAATTGCAACTATTAACGGTGGTGAAAGTTTTGAGTGGGACTCTAATCCTATCGGTGCAAACAACACCAGAGCAACTATTATAACAGGCGCACCAACTGCATCTGCATTTACTTTAGTATCTACACCAGATAGACACTTAATATTTTTTGGAACAGAAACAACTATTGGAACTAAATCTACACAAGATCCAATGTTTGTAAGATTTTCTTCTCAAGAGGATATTAATACTTACACACCAAGTGCAACAAACACTGCAGGTACACAAAGACTTGCGGATGGATCTAAGATTGTTGGAGCAATCAGAGGTCGTGATGCAATTTATGTTTGGACTGACACAGCTTTATTTACTATGAGATTTGTTGGTCCACCATTTACATTCTCATTCCAACAGGTTGGTACAAACTGTGGATTGATTGGACAGAACGCAGCTGTTGAGGTTGACGGTACTGCATACTGGATGTCAGAAAATGGTTTCTTTAGATACACAGGTAGACTAGAATCATTACCATGTTTAGTTGAGGATCATGTT